TTTTTGCTGTCATAGGTGGTATTTCTCCTGCAAAACATAATGCCGAAGAACTTGAAACACCTGCCATTCCTCTATGAATACCTAATTGATTTAAATCTCCTACTTCTGTCCAGCTAGTGCCATTCCATATTTCTGTTTCTGCTCTCCTAAAAGGAGGTGCTGGTACTTCTCCACCAGCTATTATCGCAGATGTTGAAATTCCTGCTCCATTAATTGCTGTTCTAGCAAGGTTTAAATCATTAACCTCTGTCCAAGTAGAGCCGTTCCACAATTCTGTTGCAGCAGCACTACCACCAGCATATAGTGTTGCAGTTACTGAACCTTGTGATGAAGTTCCACCGTAATATCTTGCTGTGTTTAAATCTCCAACTTCCGTCCAACCTGAACCATTCCAAATTTCTGTAAGTGCAGAAGAAGCTGTAATTAATCCAGCTGCTACTATTACAGATGTATTTACTGTTCCTGCACCTGATAATGCTCGTCTTCCTGTATTAATAACTGTAGAGTTTGTCCAAGATGTTCCATCATATAATTCCATATTATTAGCTGTGGGATTACCACCTGCTAACAATCCTGCTGTTTGTGAGCCACCAAATGCTCTATTTCCAATTTTTGTATTTGTAACATTACTTGATGCCCAAGCACCAGTACCAAAAACTAATTTTGTTAATTTTAATGTGTTAGATGTTGTGTTGTAATAAAGTTGACCCTCGTTTTGTATTGTGTCTGTTACACCTGCTACATTCCATTCTTCTGTTGCATTTGTAAAAGGTGTTCCAGTTCCATTATTTAAAGAACCTCCTGCTATAAAAGCAGAAGTGCTAACTCCAGCTGAACCACCATCTAATCTTGCTGTTGATAAATCTGCAACTTCTGTCCAAGAAGTTCCATTCCATAATTCGTTTATTGCTAAAACTCCGGGATTTCTACCTGCAATAGCTAACCCCTCTGTTGATGAACCTGCCCCATTTACATAATCTCTAGCTGTATTTAAGTCTCCTGTTTCTGTCCAACTAGAACCATTCCATGATTCTGTTTTTGCTGATTTAGATGGTTCTGACCCTCCAAAAATTAAACCTGAAGTGTTACTATTGCCAAAACCTCCAAGAGCATTTCTTCCAGTATTTATTGTAGCAGCTTCTGTCCAATTAGTTCCATTCCAACTTTGAGCTTTAGTTGATCTTGGAGACCCTGAAATAGCACCACCTCCTGTAAAAGCAGAAGTTGATGTTCCAAAACTACCACTTAATTGTTGAGCAGCGTGCATATCATTAACCTCTGTCCAAGATGTTCCATTCCAAATCATTGATTCAGCATTACCACTTCCACCAGCAGCTAAAGCAGCTGTTGATGTTCCTGCTTGCCCACCAAAATTATTTCTTGCAGCATTTAAATCATTTACCTCACTCCATGATGTACCATTATATGCTTCGGTAATTGCAACAGCACCAGTAGCATCTGCATTAAGACCACCAAATACTAATCCTGCTGTATTAGAAGCACCTGCACCACCTAAACTTGATCTAGCAGTATTCATGTTACCACCACTAGACCATGTAGCACCAGCAAGTCCTGTTGCTAATGGGTCAGTAGCAATGCTCTGAACTGTAAATCCTTTTATAGTTTTGTAAGCTGTCATATAGACTTACTATGGTAATGTAATATCTGTTGGTCTTGAGTGTGTAGCTTTATAATCATCTGACTCTGAATCCCAAGCAGCTTGTGCAGCTTCAACTTCAGTATCAACAATAGCTTGTGCTTCAGCTTTTGTTTTAGAAACACCTGATACTTTACCTATCCATGCGTCGCCATAATGATTATCGCCTACAACCCAAACATTTCCCGGATAACCTGATAAATGAAATCTTGTTCTTTCTTCATGTGTAAAGAAATCTTTACCCCAATTATCTGCTGTTATATATTTGTATGCCATAGTTTCCTCCTTTTTTAATCTTATAACTTATTTTTAACTTGTTGTAATTGTTTTTATTACTATATCAGGTGCTAACCATTCTTCTGTAGAATTTGAATTAGGAGAACCTCCTGCAGCTAAAGCTGATGAAGATGTGCCTGATCCTCTTAAACTATCTCTTGATGAAGATAAATCTGCAACTTCGGTCCAACTAGAACCATTCCATATTTCTGTAGTTGCACCACCTGGAACACCACCAAATATTATTCCATCTGTATTATCAGTAGCTGCACCACCTCCTTGTGCTCTAGCTGTATTTATTTCTGCAACTTCAGTCCAACTTGTTCCGTTCCAAGACTCTGCTTGTGATTGAGGACTTACACTACCACCTCCTAGAATAGAAGAAGTAGATGATCCTCCACCTTGTAAATTTTCTCTAGCAGTATTTAAATCATTAACTTCTGTCCAACTAGAACCATTCCAAACTTCGTTATTTGCAACAACATTACTTCCATTATGTCCACCAATACATAAAGCTGCCGTTTGAGTACCAGCACCATTTGCTGCCCGTCTTGCTGTATTTAATTCTGCAACCTCTGTCCAATTAGTTCCATCCCAACTTTCAACTCTACCATTATACGATGTTGGGTGACCTCCATATCCTAATGTAGCACTTTGAGTTCCTTGTTGTGCTCCAGATATTCTAGTTCTTGCTTGGTTTAAATTATTTACTTCAGTCCAAGCTGTACCATTATATTCTTGTGTATTAGCAGTATCAGGACTACCACCACCAAAATAAATTGAATTTGCATGAGTTGTTCCAGACATCCAACCATTTTGCACACCACTAGCCATATTACCACCACTAGACCAAGTACCTGCTGATGCTCCACCGGGTGCTACATATTTAAAAGCATTACTTGTAGAGTTATAATATATTTGTCCAACTGAACCTGAAGTAGTAGGGTCAGATGACAGCTTTTGAACTGTGAAACCTTTAACTCCTTTATAGGTAGTCATTATTTATTTTTCAGCAACCAACCCTGTGTTCCATCTGTATAAACCAAAGTATTTGCTGCTCTTTCTACCGAGACCGTTAAACTATCTGTTGACCCATAAATTTTTTCAGAACCATTTGGGTCAATCGTAAGTGCATTAGTATCAAAAGTTCCTGCGTAATCAATAAAAGATACTTCGTCTCCTAAAGTTCCAGCAGGTAAATCCATTTCTATTGCACCACCTGTAGTATTAATAAAATACCCTTTTCCAGCTACTGCTGTAAATGTAGAAGTTTGAACTGCCTGCCAATCTGTTCCTCCAACATTATCTACAAAAGATAATACTCCACTACCATTGGTAGTCATAACTTGATTTGCTGAACCATCTGCATTTGGAAATTTAATACCATCAAAAACTAATTTACCTGAACCTTTAGGTGTTAATTTTAAATCTATATTTGTATCTCCACCAGTTGCGGATATTTCAGGTGCATTACTTGTTGCAGCATTTGTAATATCTAATTGATTTACTGCATCAGCAGTTGTTTGAAATACAATTTGTTCATTACTATTTTCGTCTAATATGCCATGTGCATCATCTATTATAATATTTTGTGAATTAGTGTCTAAATTTCCACCTAATTGGGGAGAGGTATCATTGACTATATCAAATGTTACTGTTGAATCTGTAAAATCAACTGTGTTTGCTGTAGTATTAATTGTTGCTAAAGGAATATCAGCACCACCATCATAAAATTTAAGAACGTGTGCTGTTACACCTCCTGATGTGTCTAACCAAATTGTTCCAGCAACAGCACCACTTGGTCTTGATGAACCTGAATTTGATGTGTTTATAGCTTCAAGAACATTGTTTATATCTGTTCTAACTGTGGGAAATGATGCGTTTGCTATGTTATAATCGTGTTGTGCCATATTTGGTTTATACTCCTTTTAAAACCCTTTTGCAATAAAATCAAATGTTCGAGATACTGCTGTACCACTTGAATTTTTAAATGTTACTTCAAATCCGTTAACAGTTTTTGTCTCTACTAAAAAGAAGTCTCCTGTTGCCATTCCTTGACCTGTAATACCTACGGCATAATTATCAGATTTATAAGGATTTGTAAATGTAACAGTTTTAGTACCAGCACCTGAAATTATATCATTTCCACTAAATATTCTATCTTCCATATCTATTGCTATTGAAACTTCTTGAACAACAGGAGTTGAAGCTAAATCAGTAGAAGTTAAAACAACTCTAAATTTAAAAAATCTTGCAGTATAATTTCCTATTACAAAATTTTGAAAATCAGTAAATGTAGAGTTATCATCACTTGTTGCAATCTCTATATGTGCATTAGAATTAGCTGGTGTGTCTCCGTCAAAGTTAGAATTTTGTGAATCAAATAACCCTAATCTATTGTCAAATAAATCGTCAGGGTCATCAGAAGTTTGTTTTAAAGTTGCTGTTAATCTAACAGTATGTTTAGCACCTATATCAACAACATTTGCAAATAAATAATTTCCACTAGATTTAAAATCTGCATTAGCAACACCTGAATCAAAAAATCTAGTTGTTTCTGCATCAAAGTTTCCACTAGCTGAATCAAATAATTCTGAAGAATCTAATCTTAAAGTATCATCTACTATTGCTGTATCTGTTAATGTTCCTGCAAATGTAGGGTGTTCAGATACAGAAGTTATTGCGTTAAAGTTTTGTATTCCAGTAACATTAGAAACAATAGCTGTTGCGTTAGAACTAAAGTTACCTAATTTATCTACTGCTTTAATCAAGTAAGTTCCAACTCTTGCTGGTACATTTATAGAGGTTGCTGGTCTTGATACTTTTTCTACTAAAGATACAGAATTTGCCCAATCTCCAGTTCCATCTGTTAATGTTGAATATCTAATTTGGTAAAAAGCTAAATCTAAATCAGGTACTTGTGTCCAACCTAAATGTGCTTCTTGTCCTAAAATATTACAAGCAAAATCAGTAACATCTTGTGGTGGTTCAATAGCACCTATAATAGTTCTTTGTGCTGTTACATAAGTTGATGAAACTCCAAAACTATTTACAGCTTTTACTCTTACATCATAAATTTTTTGATCTATTACATTTAAAACTCTATGATTTAAACCTGAACCTTGTGCATAAATAATAAAATCTGAATCTGTACTTAGTTTATATTCCACTTGGTAATAATCAACAAAGCTATCAGGGGAAGCACCTATTGCTACATTTAATGCAACGATTACTGTTCCGTCATTATATTCAATTAATTCATCATCTAAAGTAACACTTGCTGGTGGTTGAATAACATAAGGATTAGGAAGTGTTGTACTTGGTGTAGAAGTTACTTGTGCTTTTGTTGCCCAAGTATAATGTGAGTCTTGGTGTTCTACTAAATTTAAACCAACAGAAAAATCTTCATTAAAGGACATACTTAAAACTCTAAAAGGTTTTGCACTAAATCCTAAACTACTATGTGTAATATTAACTATATCTCCTATTGCTAAATCATAAGAATTAAAAGCTACATTTATTGATAATCCTAAAGCTTCTCTTGATCTCCTTAATATAATTTCTGCCATTTCTTCTGCTTGGTATTTAGAAGTAATAGTTTTAAAATCAAATCTTCCCTCTAATAAAAAACCACCATCAGCAGTTTTCATTGTTGCGTGTCTATCTGCACTTGATAATCCTGAATCATCAATAGGTGGAAATTGCGTTTCGTCTATTTGATAGTTTCTATCAGGATTTACAAATGAACATATAACTCTATTGTATTTACTATTTTTATCAGGACTCGATAAATTATAACCACCTATAATATCATCTTCAGTTAAAGTAATACTTGCTGAACCTGTTGTTTCTATAATTAATTGATATTTCCCAGCAGTATAAGGCAAATAACCTCTACAACCTTTTAATAATTCTCTTACATTATCAATAATTGATGAAGAAGTATCAATTGCTGTATTGGTATCAAATATATTAATATCTGAAGCACCTGAATAGGGTGTAACTTGTGTAACTGCAACTTGTGAAGCATCATAAAAACTTTGTAAATCTATTTCACTTGTGGCAATTCCTTTTCCATATCTTGTATCTCTTAAATAATCTAACAAACAAAATGCTGGATTAGATGAAAAACTTGCAGTTTGTTCAGATAAATTAGATGCTAAAGTTACAACTTTTTTACCTTGTACTTTTGCTTGTATTTTAGGAACTCCGGCAAACACATCTTGATTCCATTTAAAACGAACAGCAAGATAAGCAAGACCTGATAACTTATGATTACTTCCCCAAGATGATAATGTTGATAATAAACTTGAAGCTGATTGTCCGTCTGTTCCGTAATGTGGCTCTACTCTAATTAAACTTTCTGAGTCTTTATAAAAATTACTGTCTGAACTGTTAACTTCAACTGCTGAATTATCTGATAAATCACTTGCCCAAGTTACTGCTTTATCATCTATTCTTATTTCAGTTATATCATTTATTTCTCCCTCACATAAAACTAAACAAACATAAAGATAAACATTATCTGTTCCTGATGTTTGTACGAAAACTCTAGTACCACCAACTAATCGTTCTCCATATATAACAGGAATATTAGAGTCATTGGATTGTTTATTAACTAACAAACCTTGTTCAAAATTATCAAAATCTGTTTTACCAAAATCAGGTTGTTCAGGTTTCTTTGGTCTAAATATCCAAGAGATTGCTACTGCCGCAACTAAAGCAACAACAGGATTAATATTTAATGCTCTTGCACCAATACTTACTACTGCTCTTACAAATCCACCAAATCCACCAAAACCCATTATGCTCTACCCCATTTAATATCTAATACAGTTTGACTTGAAAAATCCATTCCAACATCTGTACTAAAAAATCTTTGTTGTGATGTATTATTTGTTTTTCTTCCGTTTTTTTTATCAAAGTCTGCCCAATGCGATACAACAGATAAATTTACAACACTTGCTTTTTCTGTTTCTGAAACATTGAAGCTTTCAATATTTCCTTGATATAAAAGAAAAGGGTCAGCTATAAGAGCATTAGAATCATCTAATAATCCTCTAAAAATAGTTACACTATCATTAGTAACATTTTCGTTTAATACTGTTGAAATAAAAGTTTGATCTGCACCTGATAGACTTAAAGCTAAACTTGTTTTTGTTATGTCTGTTTCTTCTGTAAAATTAGAAACACTTAAAATAAAATCTGATGCCGTATAAGTTACACTTGCACCTGATACTGATGAAGTTAAAGGGAATGAACAATCAGTTAAATTGACAGGAGTTGAAAAACCAATCGTGATAAGATGTATTGGTCTAATATCATTTGTTGCTAGTTCGTTCTTTACTGCTGTCGTTAGACTTCTTGTCATCTTCGTATGTTCTCCTTTTTACCTTATAATTTAATACTTCAAAATTAGCATTTTCAGATGGTTCTTCGTGTTCGCCTAAATGACTATTGACTATTTTTAAATCTTTTTCATCAACTAGTTCTTCAGCAAGAATATCAACTGAAATCCAATGCTTAATTAAATATTTCATTACAAAGCTTCTTCAACATCAAATTGATATTCGTAATACAAATTGCCATCTTTATCTGCACCATTAACACCAAACTCTTGTATATCAGAAGTTAAATAAACTGTAAAAGGAACATTGTCGTAAGTTACAACTGAATCATTTGCTAAAGCAATAAGTAAAGGTGGTTCTATTGTAACTGTTGAAGCATTACTTGAACTTGTTGCATCTGCTACAACCATATAAACCTTAGTATGACTTGCAAACTTTAAAAAATCTCCAGCTTTAAATCTACCAGCACCATCTCCAGCAAATCCGTCCATAGCAATAGTTGTGTCTCCAACTGCGTGAACACCATTTACTAAAACTGTTCCTGATTCATTACCTCTAGCATCTTCTATTTCAGGTGGGATAATTGTAAAATTTTCTTTTTGACTTCTTTGTTTCATTATAAAAGCCATTAAATCTCCATAAACATCTGATCGTTTTGCTGTAATAATTTGAACAGTAAAAGCAAATCTTTGGTTGTCTATTTGTCTTGCTAATTTTTTACCGCTTACACTTTTTGATATAATAGTATTTTGAATTGACTTTATTCCTAAAGTTCCAAATTTAGCAGTTGATATAGGGAAAGAACCTGACATTAGATTAAGTTTTTACCCCCTCTTTCATTTACTGCGTTATTAATTAATTGAGTTATTGTTCCTCTATTTCTTACAAGTAATTCATCAAACCCTGAAGCATCTACTGTATTAATATTAAAATTAACAGTAGTTGAACCACCACCACCAGTACCTCTAGCTGATTGAGTAATTTGTCCTGTTTGATTTGGTACAAACATTTCAGCACCATTTTCTCCAACTACAACTGGTTGTCCTTTTGATACTGCACCACCTGATGCTTTACCAGTAAGAAATGAACTAGCTATATTTAATAAACTACTTGAGTTAGTTAAACGTGCTTGTTTTTCTTTTTCTTTAGTAATTAATTTTTCTATTGCTAATTCAACAGTTTTTCTAGCTACTATTTCTATTAGTGTAGATAATATCTTAATTAAAAATGTTCTTGCCATATTTGCAAATGTTTCAGATAACTTTTCTCCCATAACAAAGGCTCTTGCAAGATTCTCAGACATTTTTGTAATACCACTATTAATACCCTCTGCAATAGTCATACGAATATTACTTACTCTATCTTCTAATTTTTGTAACGAACCTTTGTTTAATTCTTTAAATTTTTGTATGGCTTTTTCTGTTGCAGTTGGTATTCTTTCTGATAGTTCGTGTTCAAAATCGTGTACTATTACTAAAGCTAATTCAGCTTCTTCTTTTAAATTTTTCATAGGAACAGATAATTCATGTTCAAATTTTTTAATTTTTTGAAATTCAATTACTATTTCGCCGGATAATTGTTTTGTTCTTCTATTTATATCGTTTATTATTAATGCTACACCAGCAAGTTTAGCAGTAAAACCACCTATTGCTATTAGTACTAATCCTAAAATTGATTGAAATTTTCTAAAATTATCTGTTAATAATTTAATTCCATTTGCAGCTTTTATTGTTGCGTTAGCTAAATTTGTACCTATCATTACTGCAATTTGTTCAAGTTGTTCAGCATTGTCATTTAAAAACTCATCTAAATCTCCAAATTGATTTTTAAGTTCAGCAAAAAATCCTGCATCTAACAATGTCTTTTTAAAAGTAAAAACTTTGTCATTTAACATTGACATAGTTCCCTCAAAAGTATTTGCTAATTCATCTGTTGCTTTACCAAATCTACCACTTTTACCAAAAACTTTTTCAAATGCCCGTGCTGTTGCTTCTATTGAAACTGCTGAACCAGCTTGAAATCCAAGCATATTTCTAACACCTTTTTCTCTAAATAAATCTGCCGCACCAATACCGGCACTAAATGATCTTTGTATTTGTTCTGCTGTTGTTCTAAAATCTAATCCTGTTACTGCCGCAACATTACCTGTTATCTCTAACATATTTTGTAGGTCTTTTGCGTTGTCTGTTACAGTTGCTAATATTCCTGAACCAGCTTGTATTTCTTCAAGAGAAAAAGGAACTCTTGATGCAAACTTAACCATATTGTCAAAAGCTTTTGCACCCTCATTGGTATCTTTTAATAGGAACTTTAATCTTACTTGTAAATTCTCTAATTCTTTTCCTGTATTGACTAGATTTCTAATAACTAAACCAGCACCTAAACCTATAAAGGCATTTTGCAAATTAAATACTGCACCCTTAACTTTTGATAAAGCACCCTGAACAGAACTTAATGCCTGTTTCGATTTATCTCGTGCTACTATGTCTATATTTAATCTTTGTGCCATTATGTTTTAAACCTTTTTGCATCAGCTAGTGATGTTCTTGTTTTATACTCATCTTGCTCTTTTTTCAAGTAAGCTAACCAAAGATTATAATGGCTTATGGGCATCTCTAAAACCTCTTGAATTGTGATGTGGAGTCTGTCGGCTACAACCAATAGCGACCTTGTGTTAGGGTCGCTTTCTAC